TCCACCTAGCAGCACGAAGCAACCGCATAGCATAAAGCTCAACATTCTTGATGCGCTGTAAGTTCTGCATATCGCGCCTCAGTTTTAGTTTGTTGGAGTAGTCAAACATTGGCAGTTGTTTGGGGTGGGGTCATTGGCGTTCAAGTTCTAATGCCCCAACAGTGAATGGGATTCCCGCTGATATAGACCTGCCGATTTGTGTGTTGGATGAACCCGCCGGAAAGATTCGCAAGCCGATCACATCACCGGCGGCTAGATCAATCGTGCAGGCGAGTTGCGCTGTTGGACTCGTGAAGCCGGTCTGATAAACGCAATCGCCATAACCAAGTTCTGTGGCGGATGGGCTGTATCGGTAAAGCGCCATCATCACTGCCCCAGTGTTGTCCGTGTTGTTGTAGATGACCGCCCGGCCTTTTGCCTTCCACCTTCCAGCCCCTGCTGCATTCACAATGATGAACGAATTTGAGAGAGTGAACCCGGACGCTGAATCAAACGAAGTCCCGCCCGCCGAATTAGTCGTGAACAACACGTTTGTCCACGCGCCTGATGGCACTGTTGGAATTGTTGTTCCTGCTGCAAGTTGGCGTGTGAACAAGGCGTAATTTTGATTTGTGACACCGCTACCATTGCCTTTGAATGAAACACTCGCAGCCGCAACAATTCCGTTGGTTGATACGTCTAGCGTTTCAACGCCCTGATATGCCGAGAAGTTCCCCCCAACAGTCCAGAGCGGCACCAAAGCAAACATTTTAATACCCCCGACACCGTAGCCATTCATCCCGCCGCTCGATGACTGCCAATACCCCATCATGCCCGGATAGGCATAGTTTGACGCGGGGCCGATGGCTGGAAATACCTGACGCTGAGAATGTCCTGAACTGATACTCGATAGTCCGTTCGGGGTGTTGGCATTTCCGTAACCGAGATTTACAAATCCAGACGAGTAAGAGTTTCGGCCAAGCTGGATGTTTTTATTTTCAACTCCGTCACGAGCTTGGAGAAAGGCAATGTTGCCGTTCATGCTCATAATCATTTCGGGTGTGTTTGCCGACCCGCCGTGATCCATCCATTGACCGATTGTGCCAATCGTAACGCCGTCTTCGTCCACAAAATTATACCCCGGCTCGTCACCAATGCGGTCAAAGTTATTGTAACCACTGACAAAATAACCATTGGTATCCAAGCCGAAGGAACGATATGCATCGCCTCTTGTTGTATTTGTTGCAGAGAACCCAAAGTTAGTCAAATTGCCGCTTGTAAGCGCAGAAACTTTTATGGGATAACTCCCCGCCGCGAGGCCGGCTCCATACACACCGTCCGTCACCGTGGCCGCATTGCCTGCGCTGGTGGCAAAGCTCACGCTGCCGTTGGTGGCGGTGTAAAGTAGCTGCTGCGAACCATCCGTTGCCGTGGTCGTCAGTCCAATAAACTTCCACCAGCCGCCCGGCGGCACTTTGAAGCTGATGGTGTTGCTCGTTGCACCCACTACCGCTACCTCGTTCTGGTAATGAAAGAACAGCGTGTTGTCACTGTTCGTCACCGCCGCTTGGATGCGGCCCGCCGTGGACGTGCCGAGCCTCGCCTCGCCATCAATCCAGTGCGGCGTGCTGTTGGTGTAAAAGTTGGCAATAACAGCCGCCACCGTGTTGTTGGTCAACACGCCGCCCGTGCCGCCTGAGCCGCCGCGTGAGGGCGGATACACCGGGGGCGGGGCAAAGCACTGCAAAAGGCAAAAGGCGTACAGCAGTCCGAAGGTCAGAATGCCCATTATTAATTTTGAATTTTTCATTTTGAATGGATCAGCCGATGTCCTCGCTCACCATGGCGCGCGGGGTGACGGTGGAATAGATGCTCACCACGCCGCTGTAAGGGCCGAGCGGCAGGCTCGCGCCGTAGCCGTCATCCTCCACGGTGCAGGGCGCGAGGATCACAGTGAAATCCGTGTCACTGCAGCCCGTGCCTTTCTTCACGTAGAGTTTGGTGGTGGACAGGTTCTGCACCAGCCCGTCCCGCCGGCCGTAGTTGGCGGCGAGCACGTCACCATTGGCGGTGCGCAGGGTGCTGATAGTTTTGTGAACGGGGTTGGAGGTAACGGTGGGGTGTCCCATAAATTGTGTTTAGTTGCAGACGGTGAGTTGGCGGCTTTGGCCTTGTTGACGTTCCAGCTTGTCCAGTTCCACCAGCAACAACGGGTAGCCGGCGGTCATCTGGATGGTGAAATTCTCGGGCATCTCCTGCTCCTTGTTGGTGAGCATGGCGTAGGCGCTCTGCGCCACGTATTCCGCCAGGTAATACGGGAACACCACGCGATCCCACTTGGCGGGAGTGGTGGTGGGGCTTTGCCCCGCGCTTACGGCCGCGTTGGCGATCCAGAAATCTCCCGTGGCAGCATCATACTTCTGATCCCCGCTCACATACGTGGCGGTATCGCTGCGGGTGGCCCCGCTGAACACTGGGCAGGGTTTGCGGAATTCCGGATAGATCACACTGGCAGTGCCCAGCACTTGCAGGTAATTCTGCCGCGTCCAGAAGTCCGGCCCGCGCCCGCCTGCCACGCGGCGGGCCATGCCGTAGCGCGGATCTGCCGCCCAGATGACCTTGCACTCGCCGATCTCTGTCGTGCCCGTTTGCGCGAATTCCAGCGACCGCACGAATGGCGTGAGGATGCCGAACTTGGTGGCGTCCAACGTGGCGCTCGCGCTGGTGTGCGCGGTGTGGCACTGGTAATAACGGCGGTTGGCAGGGTTGCGCACGATGCGCCCCACGGTGTAAGCCGTGGCGTTCGCATGATCGTCCCCAGAATAGCTTGCCGCGCACGCCGCCCAGTAGGCGGAATTCTCCACATAACTGCCCGCACTGCCCGTGGCGGGGGCTTGCGCGGCGGGACTCTGCGCCACGAGGGTTTGATAGTAACTGTCCGTCTGCGGGAAATAGCGTTCCACGGCGGCCGTGGTGGTGGGGGCGGTCACGTTCTCCGCGGCATCGTAATACGGGCGGAACGTCCGCTCCTCGATGAGCGTGATGTCCGGATGAAAGAAGTGCTCGTAACCCAGCCGGAAACAGAGATTGATCTTGGCCTCGGCCAGCGTCTTGTCATCCGTGTTCAAGCCATCCGCATCCCCCAGATAACTGGCGATGCGATCGAGAACGCTGAGATAGGTGACGCGGCGGCTCACGAGGAGGGTTGAGGGTTGAGGGTTGAGGGTTGAGCGCGGCCAGCCGCGCCGTAGCTTTTGCGAAGGCGGGTGGTGGGCATCTGCCGTGGGCCGACGAACACGGGCAGATCGGGATTGTCCCGCTTCAGGCTGCGCAGGTTGGCGTCGTCATCAAAGAAATGTTCGTCCTCATTCTTCCAGCGGTGATACAGCTTGGCGGGGATGGTGGCCTTGCGTTGGAAATCGGATTTGGGATTCTGCTTGAAGCCTTGCATGAGCCGGGCCACGTGCCGGATGGCGTTGGGCGTGCGCGCCTTCTCGCGAGTGAAATACCGTTGCAAGAAACCGCCGTCCTTCAGCTCGCGCCAGAACCATTCCCGCAGGCAATTGGCCGAGCCTTTGACCGTGGGCACGAAGATGCCAGGGCCACGGCGGGCGGTCTGGACGGGGCGGCGGAGCGCGCTGGCTTGGCGCACGTCCGTGTATTTTCCAGCGGTTAAAAGCATTTTGAGGGAGGGGTTGGCGGCGATGCCCACGCACGCCGCCAACCCACATGACAACCCAACTCATCCAACCTACGAAAACCGCACCCGCAGACAGGCGGGTGCGGAATGTGTCTTACGCCTGAACGTCGCGTTCAGCGGCCCGGCTGATGCCGACCCAGATCCACACTTCACCCGCTGTGACTGCGCCCGAGCCGAGAACGGCGTTGGCCACGAGGTTCACGGCGGTGTTGGTGGGATACGGCGTGACGCTGGCTACCGCAGCCACATACTTGGCGGCTGCACTCTTCACGTCACTCGCGGCGGTGAACTGCGTCAATGCACCGACCACGCCTGTGGAAACCGTGCCCGTGGCTGGCCCTGCCAGATACGTTTTGGTCTCTTGGATGACGCGATGCACGATGTCCCCCACAGCCAACGCCGTGAGGACGTGCGCCGTGGTGGTGTTGGTGACGAAGTCCGATTGTTCCAAGATGTAAAGGTCTGTGAGACCTTGCTTGGTGTATTGCAAACTTTTGAGAGGATATTTTTTCATAACGTTCGTTCGTTTCGATTTTCGTTTGGTTTAGAAATCGGCCAACTCTTAAGAGTTGTAGATTTTTCCGTTGCCTTTGGGTGAATCGCACACGTTGGCGAACATGCACTTGGCGTAAGCAGTCGGTCCGCCACCGTTGTCGTCCTGATCCACGCTGTGCAGATCATCGAACATGTCAATGTGCCAGAGGTCCGGGTTGAGCAGCAGGAACGCCTCATCATCCGCTGCGCCGGTGGTGGCATCCGTCTTGATGAAGTCATCCGTCATGAACTCCACCCGGCCGAAGCTGGATTCAAACACATTCACCATCATGGTGATCTCGTGTTCGTCCGCCATTTCCTGCACGCGATAGCGCGCATTGCTGCCCACGTCCACGCGGGTGAAGTGATCCACGGTGTCAATGGCGTTCGCGCCACCGAGACCCAGATACGTGCGCTTGCCGCCATACACCTTGCGCAAGGCTTTCAGGACGCCGTTCAGGTCGTCCTCGGTGAAGCGTGTGCCGGCAAAGCTCTTGCCGCTCACGATGGCTGTGGAGGGTGTGCGGAACGCGCTGGGCACAGCGTTGCTGGCTTGCGCGCTGGAGCTGACCCAACTGAACGCGCCGCGCGTGACCATGTCCGCCTCGCTCGTGCCACCGCTGGTGTCCTGATCGCCCAGGCAGATGGCTTCCATGTCCCGCTTCATCTCCAGAAGCGTCTTGGACTTGGCCTTGCCGTATTCATCATCTACGGCGGCCTGCCCACCGTTCTGGCTGATGATCTGTTGCACGTCCGTGACGCCGTAGCTCTCCATCATGCGGTGGATATAGACGCCGAAACGGGAACGCGCGCTGGCCTTGTTGCCACCCTTGGCGGCATCCGTGCCTTCCTTGGTGCCGCTGCGCTTGGGCGCGCGGAGTGTGTCCCCGAGGGTTTCCACGAGAGTGGATTTGGGGGCTGGACCTTTCTTCACGCGGGAGACGAACGGCGTCTCCTGAGGTTCCAGCACGGTGAGGACGTTGCGCAGGTCCTCGCGTCTGCCGCCGGTCACGCCGGGCGAATAAGCTGATGCATTCATGTTACAGTTTTGGTTTCCAACACGGCACTAAGCGTGTGCCCCGCCCGCGAACTGTCTGAACGCTACGCCCGCTTCAAGCGTTGCTTGGCGGACTCCCATTTCTGCAAATCTTCCTTCTTGCCTGTCTTCTTGAACTGCTCTTCCGCTTTCTTGACGGCCTGCTGGGCTGTGGTCTTGGCATCTGCCGGACCGGCCTTGCCGCCGGGAGCTTCGGTGACCACTTTGGTCGGCTCGCGGCTGGGCGGTGCTTTGCGGCTGGCGGGCGCTTGGCCTTTGGCCTTGGCCTCTGCCACCGCAGCGGCTTCTCCCCGCAGGTAATGCCCTACCACCAGCTCGTAATCCGGGAACTGCTTCAACCCTGGCATGGCCGTGAGCATGGCTTTGAGCCTTGCTTGTTCGGGCGCGTCCGGCTTGGTCAGCCACGGATAAACCCTCACCGCCAGCGCGTGTGATTGCTGATACGATTGCTGGAAGTTGTCTGCCACGCGTTGCTCGGCCAGCTTGCGCTCGGTCATCAGTTCGGTGCGTTTGTCCCGCAACCGTTCCAGATGGTCGGACACCTCGTCTCCGGTGAGCATCGTCTTGCCGCCTTGCCCGTCGTCTATCTCCACGCCGTTGGGGTTGGATCGGAACAATTTGATGAACCCGTCCACCTCGCTGATCTGGCTGGAGAGCTTGGCCACCGCCGGGTGTGTCCCCTCTGCCTTCGGACCTCTGTCCTCAGACTTCTGGGTCTTGGCGGTTTCCAGTTCGCCTTCCAACTCGGTCAGCTTTTGCTCGGCTTGCAACCGGGCGTTGCGCTCGGTGTCCCGCTGATCCACCAGCTTGGGGATGCGCTTCTGCAAGATTTGCAGCGCGCCTTTGGCCCCGGCTTTGGTCAGCTCGTCAATGAGCGGTTGCAGTTCGGTGTTCAACCGGGCTGTCACCACGTCACTGATCTGGGCGGGTGCGGCTGGCTCGTCACCGGCGGGAGCATCGTCACCCACGGGCGGTTCATCTCCGGGCGGTGCGTCATCGCCTTGCGGCTCGTCACCGGCGGGTGTGTCGTCGCCTTCGCCGTCGTTCGGAATTGCAGATTGAGAAAGAACAGGAGGCTTGTCATCCGCTTCATCGCCAGTGTTGGCGGGCAACGGCTCGCGGCTCGTTGCCGGGGCGGACGGTTTGCCATCGGTCTTGGGGCTGGGTGCAGGTTTCTGAGTCAGCACTTTGCCGAGTTGCGCCACGGTCAGATTGGCCGCTGGCGCGGGTTCAACAGGTTTCATGCGTTTAACGCCCGCAAGGGGCAGCAGTTGGGGTGTGACTACCGGGTCTCGTTGTGATCCCCGGGCGGGAAGCCAACAGAACTTCCTCGCGTGTGTGCGCAGTTACGCTCCGGCGCGAGAGGGACGCAAGGGGACGCCTTGGAAGTTTGCGGAAGTTAAGGGAAGTTGACGGAAGTTTGGCGCGATTGTGATTTCACGGCTCTAGCCAAAACTCAGAAACTCAGAAGGAAATTTGCCGCACCCTTTTCTGAGTTTATGAGTTCCGGCTTAATCCTCCGGCTGGCCTCTGTCCTCTGACTTCTGCCGTCTGATCTTCTCCGGCGTGCAGGCGGCGCGCACGCGGTTCTCCAGCATGTTCAGCGCGTAACGGCTGCCGGCGGCGTGCGCCATCACGCCGTGATGCAACGCGCGCGGCGGCAGCGCGGCATCATCACTGGCGGATTCCTTCTCATCCCACACCACGCGCAACACAGCCGCAAAGCGCGGATCGTTGCACAACTGTTTCAGCGTGGCGTCCCGCTCGTCCTCTGGCATGGCCAGAGCCAGGGCTTTCAGTTTGGAAAAGGTCATGCGTTGGAAAGCATCTTGGGTTTGAACGCCGGGCCGCCGCGGCCGATCACCGCATTCGGTCCGCCGGGCGCGTTCTGATACGCCTGTTGCAGATCCTTCATGCGCTTGTCAAACGCTTTCTTGGTCTGCTCGTTGTTCCCGTAGAGCTGCTGCGCGTATTGGTTCTGCTGGAAGGTTTCCTGCAAGGTCTGCATGCGCAACTGATACGCCTGGCCGGGCTTGACGGCCACCGGGATGCCCGCCATGAGCGACACGAACACACGCTGCTGTTCGTCCTCCACTTCCTGCATGGACGCCGCCTCGCCCGGTTTGATGAGCCGCTCGCTCAGGTTCGGGTCAACAATATCCAACGCCACCATCAAGCCCTCGCTGCGATCCAACTGGCCCGTGGCGTCAAACGCATACGCCGTCTGCAAGCCGTCCAGCTTGGCCTTCTTCATCTCGGGATCAAGATTGCCGATGTCAAAGCCCACGCTCAGATCGAACTGGCCTTGGATGTCCTCCCGCGAACTTTGGATGGGTTTGCCCTGGCTGCTGCCCACCACGCGGAAATAAAACTGATCCGGCATGAACTGCTGACAGAGTTGCAACACCTGCGTGTCCACGCGCGCGTGGCCATACATCCAATCATCCGCCAACTTCTGCTTGAGATTCATGCTGTCCATCATCGCTTCCGGCGCGGGGTTGAACCCGAAATAATCATCCGTAAACAGTTGCACGGTCATCTCCTCTTCCTTGCTGCCGGGATCGTGCCGGGGCACGTCCATGAAGCCGTAACGGTCTGGCGTGTTGGTGGGCACTTGCACGCCCGGCCCCCATTTGTCCGGCGCTTGACCCATGGGATGAAAGCTGGGTGGGAGGGTGGCGATGCTGGCGCGATCCTGCCGCATGTCCCACTGGTTCTTGATGCTCTGCTGCGCCGTGCTGGCGATCTCGCCATACCCGCGCGAGTCATCGAGGCGGCGGCTGCGCCGCTCCTGCGCGAACAGTGTGTGCGGCAATTGCCCGTGCGCGTAGTTGAGCAATTCATGCCGCGCCACGGTCTCACTCAGGTGCGGGTGGAACACGGTGTAGAAGATGCCCGGCACGCCCTCGCGATCGCTGAGGCGACGGTACGCGTGGACCACGAGGAACAGCTTGCGGCTGTCCGTCGCGCCGCGGTTGGGCAGGATGCTGGCAAGCTGGCGCGTGTTGCGCAACGCGAACTGGAGATTGCCGAATTCCACATTGCCCTGCTGGGTTTCCAACACTTCTTCCGTCCACGCTTCATCCCAACCGTATTCCTTGGCGTGACTGCGGAACTTGCTTTCCCGCATCACCTCCACCTCATACACGTTGGCCTCGTCCAGGCTGCTGGCATCCGGGCTGAGGAAGATGTCTTCATTGGGGCAGCGGGCGATGACTTTGGGGCGGTTCAACACCACGGCGGGACGGGGGAACTGCGCCGCGCCCGTCAACGCCACGTCCTGCGCCACGCGCTCCAGGCGTCCGGACGGCACGTCTGGGAACAGCTCCGCGAGCAACACGGCCGCTTCCGGCGCGAACGTGGCATCAAACAACATGCCGGGCAGATCCGCAAACCGGGTGTCACCCTCCTGCAATTTCTGCATGGCCAACGTGGCGAGGCTCTCGCGATCCACCTGCTCGTACTGCAACTGGGTTTTCTTGCACCACACCGTGCTGAGGATGCCCGCGCCGCGTTCCAACAGGTAGTTGGCCAGCAGTTCGTTCTCGCCGCGCCGCTCGGTCATCTGCGTGGTCTTCATCCAACGCAGGAAATTGGTCATACGCGTGGCCCACGCCTCATCCGCGATCTCCGTGGCGTTCACCCGCACGCGCATCTTGTTGTCCAACGCCATGAGCATGGCCACATGCTTCTTGATATACTTGTCCACCAAGAAAACTTTTGCATCACTGCTGCCGGGCCAGGGGAACACCTGATCCTCCCCCCGGCGCGGCGTCCACTTGCGGCCATCGGACGATTGACCGGCCCAGATATTGTGGCGCGTCTCGAAGTTGAGCTTCATGCGGGTGAACAGGGAACTGTCCCGCTCGTTGAGGGTGAACTCAAAATCCTCGCGCAACTGTTCGATGTGGGGATCGTTGAGCGTGGCGACTTCGGAATGGCGCGCGATGGAACGCGTGCGCCCACGGCTGGTGCGTGTCTTCATAATCGGTGTGCGTGTGCAGCGTGGGCGGCTGCGGTTGAAAGGTTGGTAATGCGTTTCACGGTTTCTGTCAACATCCAATCTTATTCCGATTCAGCCCGTTCAAAGTTATCCGCGAATTCGATCACCGGCGAGCTGGTGATGTCATGCTCGACAAACAGGTCGGCGAACACTGGTAGCCCCTCTTCTTCCTGGGCAACGCCCTCCACCTCCACCTGTGTGCCATTGGGCGGACCGTGGGGCGGCACGGTCATGGAATCCGGGCACGCGGCGCGTGCCATGCAAACGAGGTCTTCACGGGTGACTTTGGCGGCGTATTCCGCCGGCACATCAATGGTCACCAACACGGGCAATGTTACAGTGGCTTTTGGCATGGTCTTGATCTTTCTTGGTTTTGGTTTCTTTGGGTCAAATCTCAACATCCAAACCCCAGCACCTTGGCTACGCTGAGTTTGGTGTATTTGTGGTAGTTGGTTTTGCACGCGCGTTTCTTGCCGTGCTTGTCCTTGCGTTTGTTCTTGGCGGCGTTGGGCACGGCCTTCACGCGGCCGTCCCGCACCTCGGCGGCCAGTTCCGCATCGCTCCAGCCGGTGGCCCATTTCACCTCCGCCGCCCGCAACAGCAGCGGCAGCCGGTCAAACACCGCCTGCGTCACCGGCTCATGGCTTTGGCGTAATTTAGGCATGGTAGAACTCCCTCACGCGCAAACCCTCCGGCCACTCCGCCATGTCCCCGCCTTTTTTGTCGCGGATTGAAGCCAAGCGATAGCCGTGTGATTCCGACCATCCCGCCCACTCAGGATTAGCCCCCAACTGCTTCACAAACACCGGCACACCCGACGCCTTGCACTGGTCTTTGATGCTGCGAATCCAATCCACGTTGCACGGCCTTGCGCCTGCGCCGGACTCGCCACCGATGATGATCCAGTCGAGTGCGAGAGCGATCTGTTCGGCGCGAGCGGGATGGATGCGGAAAGTTTTGAACAAATCCACCGGGCCAAGCAACGGCTCGACACTCAGCCCGCGTCTCGAAGCAGGAATCTTGAGCAATTCCGGGATGCGCTCGTCCGCCGCCTTCTGATTCTCTACGCTCGTGAGAACCATGATGTTTTTGGGAGCGTGACCGTCGTTTTTCCAACTTTCAACGAACCACCAGAAGTCATTCTCTTTGGTTTCCGGCCAGATGGTCGCGTCCTTTTCCATCCACGCATCAAGCAATGCCTTCATGCGTTGTTGAAACAACTCCGGCCTCTTCGTAACCAACAACCAGTCCACGTCCGGGCACTGCCGCACCACGTCCAACATCTTCGCCAGCCATTCAATCGGCACTTCCGGGTCGAGCCAGTCGCCAAGGCTCAGTGAGAAGATGCGGCGGCGGTGGCGCGTCTCGCACTGGCAATCCTTCGTCATGCAAATCTGTCCGGGATTCGCGTGTGCCATGCCGCAATCATCACAAATCCACGGCTGTCTGTTCAACTTATGCGCCAGCTTCACCGCCGACTCGTGCCACTTGCGCGGTGCGCCTTTGCCCCACTGTCCGAATGTGGTGAAGCGTCCCGCCAGTGTCTCTGCGTAACAATTCTTGCAGCCGTCAGAGACTTTCGTGCAGCCCGACCAGAAGTTGATCGTGTCGTCTGCCCATTGGATTTTTGTTTGCTCGCTCATAATTTCTTCAATAGCTCCCGCCCCCGCGCGTCTTCACCTTGCCTCCCATCACGATGTAATGCGCGCCGCGCGTGGCCAGATAGCGCAGCCCGTCCATGGGATCTTCACACGCGTCATCCGCCGTCTCGCTGTCGTTGGGCAGGCTGTAGGTGCTCAAGGCCCAGATGAGATTCCGGCACGCGCTGCTCACGTAGAGCTTGGGCGCGTTGATCAACGCCACGCGTTCCTCGCGCTCGTTGAAATAGAGCAGCTCGTTGATGGCGCTGATGCCGTCCCGCAGATCGAGGCCCGGCGCGGGGATGAAATTCATCGGCTCGGCGATGATCGCGCCCGTGCGCTCGTCCCGGTTCTGCGCCTCCAACTTGCTCACAAGATCGGCAAACGCGCCGTCGCTCGCGCTCTGGTTGCGCGCCGCGCGCGGGTCAATGAGCCGTTCAAAGATGATCTCGCGCAGGTCTTCCAAATCTTCCTCCGGCTCAGGCCAGCGCGCCGGACGCATCGCCCGCCGGATCCGCGCGCGATGGTGGGCGTCAGGGACGCCAGCCAATATTTTGTCCAATTCTTCCGCGCTCAACTCCGGCCTCTGACCTCCGGCCTCTGACCTCTGCCGCAACGCCAACGGCACGGCGATCTTCTCCAGTTGCAAGAAAAGGTTCTTGTACTGCGCCGGCCCGTAGCCGATGGTGGGCTGTGCCGGGCCGCGATCGCCATTCAACTTCTTGGGATTCTGCGAGACAACGGCCCAGTCTCCAAAATTCTGCCAGTCCGGCCATTCGCGGTAGATGTGGATGTCTCCCCCCGGCAACGCGCGCGCCCAGAACGTGAACCAGTTCCTTGCCCCGGCCGGATCGGTCACCATGTAGTTCGTGCCCTCGGCACTCACGGCTTCCGGCGGGATGATGTTCCACTCGCCAAACTTGGGGCAGGCACGCCCCCGCACGTCCTCGCAATAGCCGTAGGCGTTGCGCATGATGAAGTCCTTGTCGCGCCCCTCGCACACCTCGCGCAAGCCGCCCTTCTCGGCGTAACGGCTGAACGGATTGTCTGATGTGAACCGATGATAGATGCCCACCTCCACTTTGCCGTAAACACAACGGCGCACGCGGGGCATGTGACCCTTGGGCAGCCCGGGGATGTTCACGCGGTCGCTCAACAATTCCGCCGGGGCGCTCTCCACCGTCACCGCGCCGCGCGTCACGGCTTTGATGGCGGGCGTGATGCCGTCCTGCGGCGAATACATCCAGTGGATCTTCGCGCCCAGATCGGACACGCGGAAAATGATGTTGTCCAGCCAGGTCAGCGGACAGTTCTCGTCCAGCAACGCGCCGATGTCCGGCACGTCCGGATCGAGCGGGATATCATTGCGTTCTTTGCCCAGTTTCCAGCCGAGATAATCGCTGGGATTCATGGTGTAGTTCAGGAAATGGATCTCGCACTCGTTGGGCAGGATCAACACGCCGTCAAAGCCCGTGGCGGGTTTGTAGTGGACGCGGAATTTGCAGTTGGGATCACGCGCGCCTTTCATGTTCAACGCCTGTATCTCTGGCGGCAGATTTTCCCACACAAGCTGCTGCAGGTTGGCGATGCTCGATTTGTCATTGTCCTGCATGCACCACCGTTTGGCCTTGCCGTATTTGAGGCAGCACTTGAGGAAACGCGGCACGCCGTCCACCGTCTTGCCTGCGCGTTTGCCGCCCGCCTCGTACACGATCTGATAGCGTTGCAACAACTCATCCACCACGCGCGAGCCGGGCAGGCGCAGGCGATGGTTCAACGGATCGCTCTTGGCCAGATCCAGCGCGTGGCGGCGTTCGTTGAGAAATTTCAGCAACTGCTCGCGCCGTGCCGGGTCGGCCATGGCCTCCGCCATCTTCTCCGCCGGCGGCAACGGCAACAACGGGTGCGGCTCAAAGACGCCGTGCGTGGCTGCGTTGGTGACAACGCGGCCATCTGTTTTCGGTTGTTGTTCGTTCTCGGTCATCATCTATCCAATGGTGATTTGATGCGGCGTTCTCGCCACAGGGTTGTAGTTGGGAAGGGTCTGCCGCAAACGGGCCAGTGGATCAGGCACGCTCTTGGCGTCCGCATGGCAATAACCCATGGTCGTGCGCGGGTCGGTGTGCCCCATGTGCTCCTGCAACGCCTTCACGTTCACGCCGCCGTCCAGCAGATGCGTGGCAAAGGAATGCCGCAACACATGCGGCGTGGTGGCAGGATCAATATTCAATCGCCGCCGGCTCTCGCGCACGGCCTGCTGCACCTTGCCGTGAGGCATCCGATACCGGACGATCTGCCGGGTGCGCGGGTGCGCGCATGGGAAGTGTTGCGGAAACACCCAGGCCCAATGCCATGACCACGGCAGTTCGGGATACTTCCCGCCCAGGCAATGATCTATCTGGATCGGTATCCGGTTGTGGGCATCCTGCTCAAACTTCTGATGCGCCACCACGATCTGCCGTTGCAACGGCACGATCAGGTCTTGAGGCAGGCCGATGACGCGATCCTTCTTGCCTTTGCCGCCGCGGATGATGATTTCATTCCTGCCGAACACGATGTCCTTCACGCGCAGATTCACCGCATCACTCAAGCGCAGTCCGCAGGAATAAAGCAACCGCGTCACCATCCGTGTGGGATAGCCGCTCACATCCCGCACATCATCCAGCAACCGCATCACATCTTGGATTGGCAACGCCGTTCGGACACGCTCAGGCTTGCAAGCGCGCAAAGCGTCCACCTTCTGCATGGGCCGGTTGAGCACGTTCTTGTAGAACCAACACACCGCATTGAACGCCACAGATTGCGTGCTTTCCGCCACATCACAATCCAGCACCAGATGCGTCAGCCAGTTCTCAAACTTCTTTTCGCTGGTCAGATCGCGCGGCTGCGAATACGTGAACCGAAGAAAGCGGCGGACAAAATGCAGGTATTGCCGTTCCGTCGTCAGCGGCTTGCCTTGTAGTGCCATCCACTTGCGTCCTTGCTGGATCAACACCTCAATGTTTTGTTCCCGTGTCTTGTTCATTATACGAATGGGTTGGTGCATAAACAGTGTTCGGTGGATACCCGATGCGCGTCTCGCCCTTGTATCCGCGTTTGAGGTGGACAGCCCCGACAGAAAGCCCGACCGGAAATCCGATGCTTGTGCCAGTGCCGATGATTAGCGTCTCACGGATTCCACCGTATTCCGTGATGGCTTCGAGGTAGCGATGCCCGCTCCAGATTTTGTGCAGCGGTATCAGATACACGATGTTTTCCGCGACCTTCATTGAGTGTGCAAGGAAGTCCCAGAACGTCGAGTAGGGCGGATTGCTCACCAGCCAGTCCACCGGCTCATTCCAGTTCAGGAAGTCGCGGCCTTCCGCTATCTCGCACCAGTCAGCGCCGGGCATCGCGTTCCAGAACGCACCATTGCCCCGGCACGGGTCAAGCACGCGGCCAGTTGGCTTGAAGTGATTCACGATCATTTGTGCGACAGCGGGAGGCGTCATCACGACATCTTTTGGATTGGCAGCACGCCCATATCCGCCGAACAAATCGCTGCACCCGCAATGACTACCGCGCACGGCATCATCAGCGAGTTCAACGGTTTCTGGTGCGGTAGTCATGGGGTGAGCTTGGCGTTAGACGCTTTCGCACCATGCTTCGGCTTGTATCCTTGAATGATAGCGATGGCGTCTTTCATTCCTTGTTCCCAGCCTTCGAGGTAGAACGCGGAGGCGTCGCCCCAGTTGATTGGGTTTTCCTTTTGTCCGGCGGCGAGCCAGGCGTATTCACATCGCTTGGCCAGCACTTCGGCTTCTTTCAGGGTCAGCTTCATTCCAGGTTCGCGTCTAACCACGTCACTGGAGCGAACGGCTGCCCCGCTTTTCGTTTCGTCACTCATTGGTTTTCCTTTGGTCTTGTTGCATTGCGACGGTCGCCGCCGGCAGCCGTCGCTCAGTTCGGTCGTTAGTCCACAAGCAGCGCCATCTGTGTTTCGATTGTTCCTGATGCGTCATAGCGTTTGCTTTCGCCCTTCGGATACGATTCGACGGGGTAGCGCAGGGCAGCGCGTATCGCGTCACGTTGTTTCTTGTTCCCGCACGGATAGACGTAGCGGTGTTTGCGTGGGCGGTCTTGCAGATAGAAGTCATCACCGTATTTCTCACGCATCCATTCCGCCCGGTTTTCTTGGCCTCGGCTTTCGTCGGCCACGGTCGCGCCGTGCAGGTGTTCGCGGCCTTTGATTTTCCAGTCAGTCCGCTTCGCAGACAGTCCGGTGTAAATGAAGTTCGTGGCTTGGTAGATGTAGCCGACATGACCTTGCGCGGTGTCAGCGTAGCTCACCACCACGGACGGTTTCGGCAGCAGACGCAGCGAGCGGCCTACCAGCGTGCTTGCCACGTTCTTTGAGTTCTCACAGCACAGCCGATTCAGCTCTAGCACCTTGTCCGCCCATTCATCACCGCATACGCCACCACGGAGCGGCGCACTTGCAGGCGTTCCATACGTCACCACGCCGACGAGGATTGCGCCACGCCACGCGCCGAAGGCGTAGGAGATTGGACACATCCGTTTTGCGTAGTGCCTCGCCAGCAGCCATGGTTCAGCTTCCTTTGCCGGGATTTGATTCACGACAATGTGGGCTAACAAGACGCTGGAGCACAACACCGCCCCCGCTCTGGCTTCGGCGGGCGTCTCTGGTGGCAGTGTGGCTTGCGTGCTCATTACGTCGTGGTCGGGGCGGTGTGGCTCAGCTTTTTGTTAGGCTTCAAGAACGCGCACCAGTGCGTTGTCGCCTTTTTGCCACTACGATGCCCATACAGAGGCTTCTCTGGCGTCAGTGCCAGTATCTCGCGCAGCGGGATGTTCACCGCGTTCCATTTGAAGATTAGCGTGCCGCCCGGTTTCAGCACTCGGAAGCATTCAGCGAATCCAGAGCGGAGCATTTCGCGCCAGTCACCCACTAGGCTTCCGTATTTCTTGGTGAGCAGTCCGGCAGTTTCTTCCAGTTGCTCTATGTGCGGCGGGTCGAAAACGACGTGCGAGAAACAGTCAGACGGGAACGGCAGGTCTGTGAAGTCCGCCACGATGTCGGGATTTACGACGATTGGCGTTCT